TATCATCTCACGGTATTAGTTCTGCTAATATTACTACTTCTATTTGGAATGTCATTCGGAAAAGTTGCTTGCTTCTGTCGCTTAAGTCGGTTCTTGTCTTGAATACGAGCCTGTCAAAATTTGTTCCATCTCCCTTACGACTGTTGTGAATTACTCTACGAACCTCGTTCTCAAGTTGTTGCAAATGCTTCCTCCCCTTAATTGTTCGCATGTCTACGGTAATATTTATGCGTGTTGTGACAAAATCATATAACAATTCCGGTGCTTCTTCATTGTGAGCAGTTTCATAACAAAGAACATAATCATGACGAGATAAATCAAGACGCTTACCTCTCTCCGGTTGTACATCTGCAATATCTAAAACTATAGGTCTAATGCCACTTGTGTTGCCTCTATTCCAATTAGTTTTAAACAAGTTAATTACTGCGTCTAAACCTTCTGTCCAAGTCGCTACCATAATATCACTTCTTCTGCAAATCTTTTACGGATTTAGGTATTATAAGTTTATTTCTATATCTAAATCCCTCTTTATCCATATCGGGGTTTTGCCTAAGCATAGCCTCATCAGTTTGCTCTTTTAACTTTTCAACTTGCTTATCTGTAGCAGGTGTTTGATTATTAAAATCAGTATAACTTCCATCATCTTCTTTTCTTAAACCTAAAGCACCGGCCTCAATTTGCTCGTATTTACCTCTAAGCGCAGGTGGATTTTTAGAAAAAAAATCTCTATATTGGGCTTGAAACTGTTTATCTTTTTCAAACATTTCAATAACTTGTTGATGAGAATTTTCACCTTTTTTATTGAACTCTCTTTGACTCATTCAAACAACACCATTTCTACATAACGAGGTAATGTACGGTCTATATCTGCTTGATACAACTGAACTTTACTTGCTAAGTCAATGTTTTGTGTACCTTCCGGTATCAATACTGAACGGTCATCAGCCATCAGTAATTCAATTGCTACCATTTTTGTGCATATATCCTCTATTGCCTTTTCTAAATATCTTTCACCATAAATATACGCAACTTTAATTGCATTCCATTCAAAGAAAGGATAAGAATTATTAAAGTAAATTATACCCATTTCCGAGTCAAACCACCAATCACGAAGTCTTGCTTGGTCGCCACTACTACTTCCACCTTGTAAGTCTATTTGGAGTATATTTTGAGTAGCAGTACCACTAGCAGGAGGGAAACCTCCCGGTGTGACATTATAACAACCTGTAAATGTTGTATCTGTTTTACCTGTATAAGCCACAATGTGTCCACTATACTCTATAACTCCCGCTTCAACAAAACCGGCAGTACTATCTACGGTTATTACACCATTACCACCAACCCCAAAAGCCCCTGTTTGTCCACTAACAGTAGCAGTACGAGTTTGAGTTTGGTCTATTTCAATATCACTTGAGTCAGTAGCAATAGTACAAGTTTCTCCGGCTTTGGTCGGCCTCATACTTGTTATTTTTACTGTGCCTGTACCATAATCAGCGTTAGCACTTGCTAAAAATTCTTCATTTATATTTACATAATCAAATATACTTGAAGAACCCGGTACGCTAAAACCCGGATTGAACTGTACTCCACCTCTATTTGACCTTGCATCTTTATTGATTAAATTAGAAAGGCTTTGAGCCGATGTTATTTTATCAAATGCTACATTCCAAGTAGTAGAAGTTTCAAGTTGTATTGCTTGTAATCTTGCCGCACTACCATTACCCGGAGATACTACGATACTTTTATGTTGTAATTCTCTTACATTATCCGGTAATTTTATTCTTGCTTCCGCCGCACCTATCTCCCTATAGTCATCACCTTGCCATAATTCGAGGCGTAGTATCTGTTGTACATTACGAAATAGTAATGGCGCAGTACCTACATAATCTGTATAGTATCTTCTACGGTATGGTTTGTAAGTATCAAAATTAATATATTCTGCTACTACAAGATATGGTCGCCAAGCATTGTGAGTAATATTATCTATTTTATCTTGCATCTTTAGGATTACTTTATCCACTTTATCTTTAGTTAATCCTCTATTTCTACCATTAGTAAAAGATGCTTGATTTTGTACATAAGTATTATCAGCAACTTGATAATTAGCATGTGATTGAAGTACAGATGTTGTAAATTCTAATTTTACACCACTAGAAGAAGATGAAATAGCAGTTAATACATGTGTGACACCTAATGGGTCTGCATCGGAATAAATAAGAATGGTATCTCCTACGCTAAAACCATCGTTTCTGTAATCTCCGCCTGTAATAAATACTGCATTTGCCGTACTATCAGCACTTACAAGTATTGGTTCACTTGGTCCAATATCTAAGAGGTCTGCTACTTTTTGAGCCGTAGTATACACCGTTGCAGTAGGGTCAAGAGGTCGGGTTTCTACCTCGCCCGGTGAAAATACTTTTGGCATTCATAGACCCCCCTCACTGTGATTGTTTCAATACACTCCAAGCATCTCTCATAATTGCATTACGAGAAGTCATGATACGACGCATGTGTTCTGCCTCTTCATCGGGATTGAACTCTTCTTTTTTAGGCGGTAATCCTTCACGAAGTTTACCTTCTTCATCAAATATATCCGGTTTCTTTTCACGATTTCTTTGTAGAACTTCTTGTTCTTCCGGCTTAAGACTCGTCAAATGGTCAAACACTTGTTGTTCTTCGGGCGAATTACCAAATTGCTCATCAATAGCGGCTCGCTCACCTTCAACATCGGGTTCACTTAACGACTCTTCCAAAGTTTGCCCTTCAAAGGGTACTCTTTCACCCATGAATTTGATATTATGTGCTTCGGGGTTGGCTACCATATCTCGCATTAAAGCATCACGAGAAGAAGTAAACTGTTCTCCTTGTACATCTTCACCTGCGGCTCTTAAAGCGTCTGCGGCCTGTCTATTAGCAAACTGTTGTAGACGAACTTCTTGTCCATCTTGAGTAAGTACTTTTTGTCTATGCGGTCTTACCGGCATTTTAATTAATATTTTACTCATTTATTCACAACCTGTTTTTCTCATCTCTATTTCCTAGATTATATTCCATAGGTTTTTCACAACTACCACATGTTGCTCTCCACATAAAATGAAGAAAACCACAATGAGTACATCTTGTACCCGAACCGATGTTGAGTATATCTCCTATATCTTTATTTCTATTTCTTTGACTACCTGTGACACCCTTCAATGGGTGTTCGCTATCATCTACATGTGCGGTTTTAGTGTCTAAATTTACGCCTTGTTTATTTGCACGAACTAAATCCGACAAATCCAAAGAGCGTAAATCAAAACCCATCATCACCACTCATCAAACTTCATATGTCACAATTAAGAAAAAATTACCCAATACTTGAACTATTTCTGTATCAAGAATTTTATTTGTACCACTAGCATTAGTGATACTACCTAATCCAGTATTAAATTTACTTTGTAAAGTTGTTATATCGCTAAATTCTTTTGGTGATACAGGACCAATTATCTTTACTTGTGATACAATTGTTGAACTGCCCATTTAGTCACCCCCTAATTTAAAGTGTGACTTCATCCTCTAATACCAAGTGCCAACCAACGGCCTTTTTCGGTGGCTGCACATGTAAGAGTCATCCCTAAAGGTTGCCCTTCCGAATGTATAACCGCAGTAGCAGTATCATCTGTAAAAGGGCTAATATCAACATGTAGTAACTTTGAAAAATAGTCGCTTAAAAGTAAATCTCCTCCCCTGTCACTAGCAGCATCGTCATAAGTTCCGGTCACTAATAATAAATTTCCTATAACTGTAGGTCTTGGGTCTATTGTAAATGTCATTGCCATTATTGTTCATCTCCTGTTTCTGTGGTGTCTTGTGTAGGACTTAAAACTTCCGCAACTACAGGTGGATTCAAATGAGATTCCACTAGAGCCAAAGCCGCCGGTTTAGTTAGATAAGTTGAGCCTGTTTTGACTCCATTATCTTTTAGCCACTTTAGAATGTCTTTACGATTCCAAGCCTCATCCGGTATACCGTCATCTTGTAGGTCTACTGTAGCAGGTTCATCACCTTCGATAGTAAAGTTTCTTCTCAAAGCCTTTCTATTTGCTTCAAGCCATTCTTGAGAAACCTCTACAGGTTGTCCTCTCAACCACGGTTCACAGGTGTCCTTTCTACGAGCCTCGTAATAAGGACCATTGTAGGTCACTGTAGGCACTTAAAGCACCTCAATTGTAAAATACAATAAGTTGTCCACTTGTGACTGTACCCGAAGTTTCAAGGGTAATAGTAAGTCCAGTATGATTACCGCCAATGGTTTGAGCCATGTTTGCAGTACCCGCCGATACTATATGTCCTAGAATAGAAGTTGCACCGCCACCAAGAATGATAGTTTGTCCATCAGTTGTTGAGCCAAGTGTAATCAAAGCCATCTTAGGTGCAGGGTCATATCCGTTTGCTCCATCAGTACCGTTTACTGCACTAAATGTACCCGGACCACCGCCCGGATAAGATACATCTGCTGCTCCATCAAGCCATTCTGTAGTTCCATGTGAACCTGCTCTTAATTCCCATGCTCCTATTAAAGTTGCATTTCCAGCCGCAGTTCCGCTAATTGTTAATTCTTTTACCATAATTCATCATCTCTTAATTTTTTTTCTCCATTAACCTCAAACCAAGTCTCTAATCGAACCTTGACCTCCAAAGAAAGTTGTCCATACTTCTCCCATTGAACGGTACATACCTTCTTGTCCAAGACGGTTAATAGCGAATGGGTCACCTGTCTCAATACCGGACTCAAAGTATTGAGTTGGTATAGCAGTTGAGAAATACAAGTAGTCTGTGTCTAAGAAGTAAAGTCTGCTTAGACCGTCTTTTGTAATATCCTTAGATGGAATGATTGGTACACCATTGTAGGTTGCTACGATGAAACCGGCTTCAATACCCGGTACACCCTTAACACCGTTGTAGGTAGGTGTGACTCTCTTCTCTTCCATGAATCTTTGTTGGCTTTGTAGTAGTTGTTGAAGTCTCATTAGAGTATCATATCCTGTTAGAATAACCTTTGGATTACCACCACGAACCCATGTCTTTTGGAACATTGAGTCCAAATGGTCAAGACTTAGAGTTCTTTCAGTAAGACTTGCATCTGTAGCAACATCAACTTCTGCATTAGACCAAGTGTTAGCACTTCTGTCAATGGAATAAATATCTACATCGCTTGCAGCACTGATATGTGCAGTGTTAGTAGTTTGAGAACCTGCCGCTACCGGACCTGTACCTGTACTGTCCAAAGTAGAAGAAGCAGTAATTCTGTCTAGTGATTCAAAGTCATTACCTGCCGGTGTATCAACATCTTGTGTTAGCATTTTGTTGATGTGTTCAGCGTGGTGCTTACCCATCTCTTCCTTCAAGACTGAACGAATGTCGCCTAGTCCGTCATCTTTGTCAGCCAAAAACATAGCAGTTTCGCTCATATCGAATGTGTGAACAACTGTCTTAGGTTTTGCCGCAATATGTTGGAAGGTAGGTTTAGTAGTTTCCGGTAGAGTAGCGTTTTCTGCAACTCCGCCACCAACAGTAAATGAAGGTCGAGCAGTAATAACTCTCCAACCACTTCTCTCCCACGGTCTTTTAGGTAGTACGCTAAATGCGTTAAATTCTTGGTTCAATTGTGACCAAACTTTTCTACCGTAAATTGCTTGGTATGTACCCGCAGTTGTACTCAACATTGGTGCATCTGCTTTCAATAACTCACTACCGGAGTAGGAATAGCCCATAGCGTTTCCTGCACCGTAAAAGTATCTTTCCATATCTGTTATGTTTCTTATGTAATCTCTTGCCATCTTTTTCATCTCCTATTTTTTAATTATTTTTTACTCATGCGCCCCTGTAAACACTGTTTGCCAATGAATGCACTTCATCCCAAGACATGTTGTTTAGGTCTTGAGTGCTTGGGATATTTACATTAGTGGAAGTATCAGCCTTAGCGATAGTTGTTCCTTCTGTAGTTAGGTTGTCAATTCTTTCAGTTAATCCTTCAAGAGCCTTCATTACTTCACTAATTGGTTGGCGAGCATCGAATTGTGCTTTTTCTGCATTAGACTTTGCGATTTGTTGCTCCTTAGCGAATCTTGCAGAAAACTCTCCTTCAAGACTTCCTCGGAATTGTTGTTCCAAAGCCGCCGCCTTGTATACTTCATATGCTGCTTCAATATCAGTTGAAGAAACATTTGAAGGGTTAATGTATTCTTTTGAAAGTTTAGCAGGTCCAAGTGCGCCCGCAGGTTGCTTTCCACCGCTTGTACTTACTGCGCTGATAGCACCTGTTGATGGTCCACCATTCTCTTGTCCTCTTCCTCTAACTTGTCCACCAAAGTAATCAGCACCATCTACTGAATCCGGGTTATCGAATCCACCAAGTTGTGCTTTTTCCATTTGGTCAAAGTGTAGTCTTGCTTCTGCGGTATTTACACCGGCAGACTTTAGAGTATCTTCCATCCAATTTAGGTATTCTGCACTAATTATATCGCTATATTCACCTTTTGCATACATTTTATCATCTTTCATTTTATCATCTTCTTTTTCATCATCTTTTTTATCAGCAAATGGATTTTCTTTCTTTTCTTCTTTAGGCTCGTCACCTTTCTTTTCTGCTATAGCCTCTTTTAGAGCCGGTGGCATTTCGCCTTTTTCCATAGCATCAAGTCTTTGTTCAAGTCTGTTCATTACTTCGTTTAAATCATTATCTATATCTGTCATCTTACTCACATCTTCTTTTAAAATTCTAAATTGCGCTTCCGGGTTTATTCCTTTTTCACAAATTGTTATTTCGTGGAGTTCCATCTTACTTATTTCTTGATATTCTCCATGTTCTCCATCAGCCTTCCTAACACGCTTAAAAGCCTGTCCACCAATAGAGAATCCCTGCAAGTTGCCCTTGCGTATTTCTGCGGCTACTTCACGAGCCTTTTCTATATCGTTTCGTAGTTTACATACTACAAACATTCCTGTGTCGTCTACTTCGGACTTCCACATTCTACCATTGGAGTCTACATAGTTATCTATAACTTCTCCAACTTGTATATTAGAGTGAGCCAATTGTACATTTCTGTACTTGTCACTCTTCATAAAACCATCAAATGCATTCTTTAATGCACCACGAGTAATTAAATCTCCTTGCTTATCTACAAGTTCTACAGATGCATAACCGGCGACAACTAAATCAGTACCACTCTTTAGGACAGATAGCCCTGTGGATGGTCGCTGGATGGTTAGCATTAATCCAAAGAACCTGTTGTCATGGTATTTATACTAAACCCATACTTTCCTTGTTAAAGAAAATATTAAAATTTGTTAAAATCAGATAACTGCGAAGCATTATTACTCGTTTCTATATGTTTTATGGGTTTTTTCTTTTTCTCATTACTTTTAGGCTGAATTTCTTTTTCATCACTTCTCTTTCTTCCATCATAGTCCGGTAAAGTTTCTTCATTTGCTAAACGAGTAGGTCCACTTGGCGACTCTATAGGTGTAGCCAAATCTATACCTAATCCTTTTGGACCTGTCCATGTGATTTTTTCTTTAGAAAGTTGGTCTAAAACACGAGATATTATTTCTAATGCTTTCTTAGTAGTTGGTTTTAGTAATCTATTATCATCTTTAGAATCAAGAATACCTGCTGATTGTTTATCTTGTCTTTCACGACTTGGTGGTTTACTTATATCTATATCAGTTTTTTGGATATGCCCACTAAACATTAATGGTGCTACAGAAGACCAATACGGCAATATGCTTTCAGCAAGAGTAATTGGATAACTTGTTTTTCTTAAATCACTTAATGAAGTATAAGGGTTTTCTAAATACCAACCGTTATCTACAGATACTACATCATATTCTACAGTATCTATATTTTTTATTATAACACTCAATTTATTATTTTCATATTCTATATCATGTGGGATTAAAATTGGACTGAAAGATTTTGTGAGTATATCTAAAGATTCTGCACTCGCCGCACCTTCTCCTTCTCCTTGACCTAATATCTCTTTCATTTGTACATTAAATATATTTCTTCCACCACGAGTCTTTTTAGTAATACCTGTTATAGAAACTCTAACTATATCACCTACTTTGTATAATTCTTTTTGATTGTGTATAGTGCCTATATCCATATATTCATTATCTTTTATTGAAACTGCTCTATTACCTAACTTAGAACCGTCAAGTATCGGACCTGCACCTAACTGATATGTGTAAGTGTTTTTTCCTTTTACATTTAAAATAATAAAATTATAATCTTTAGTCTTTCTAAGTACCATCCATTTAGGGTGTCTTCTTTCTCCTTTCATGTATGTAGACTTACTATCTCTAAGTAATATCACTTCGTGTTCTTTTTGTAAACTATCTACTGCATCTTTCAAACCTTCTTCATCAGTTAGTTTAGTATCATGTGGACCGGGTATGATAATATTTTCATGACTGTCAAATTGACTTCTTAATAATTTCATTCTTTCATATAGAAGCATATCACTCACATTATTATCATCGTAATTTAAAACATCAAAAATATTTATTTCGTCTTCTCCTAAAATACCATCAATAACATAGTTTCTCTCATTTAATTTAGATAAGTTTTCTTTAAATTTCTTTTTTAATCCTACTTTTTTACCATTTTCATCATATGCCGTTATACCATCGTCATTTACAATTATGATTCTTTTGCCATCATACCACTTACTTACTACCCAAGAACCACTAAAACCTCTCATATGTTCAAGGTCATTTAATTCAAAAATACGATGCATAGGTCTTATTGGTGGTGACCATTTAACATCATCACTTTTAGTTAATAATACATCGGGATTAAGTAATGATGTAATGTATGTAGAAATTTCACTCATAGCAATTGTAGAGGGGTCATCGGAAGGAGATAGATAAGTTTCCATGTTTATACCTTGATGTGCAGACAATGGATTTTGAGGTGGAGGTAAAGTTGTAAGAACTTGTTGTGTAATATCTTTACCATGTAAATTATTCAAGGCTTCTTCACTTACTGTGTGATATAATCCTTCTTGAGCGTTTTCACCAACTATAGGCTCTCCATTCATATTAGTTTCAATTCCAAATGTAGGACTTGCTACTGTACCTTCGTGTATTGCACCACCACCAAATACATTATACATAGTAGCATTAGAAGGATTTACTTTACCTATCTTAGTATTAGTCATTGTAGCAGATGATACTATTTCATTTTGTTGAGGCATAAATGCNTTGTCAATNAAATTACCTTGTTCATCATGTAGCATTCTTTCATCTAATACTACTAAAGAATCAAGATTGTTTTTAGTTTGAAAAGTATTTCTTTTAATTCCTTTACCTGCGGTTTTTACTCCGTGTACATCAAAATCATTAGCATGAAATAATTCTAATCCACTATTTTTCATAGATGCTCCGTACTGTTGAGAATTTAATAATCGAGGAAACATTTGAGATATAGCGTGTATTTTATGCGCTTTCCAATTTTCATTTTCTTTACCTGCTCTTTTTTGGGCTAAGTTAATTGCTTCATGTAAATCTGTATCATGTAAGTCAAAATGGAATTTATCAGCACTACTAAGATTTTCATAGTTAGAAGTCATAATATCTTTGTTAGGATTCTGCATATGTGAAAAATCCGCATTACCTATTTTAGAAATTGGTCCATTTCTAAGTAAATCGTTTATAGTAGATACATATAACGGGGCTTCTCTTTTATTAGATTCATCGAGTAAATTCCTTACATGTTCTTTCATAGCAGGGTTCTTTTGTAGTTTTAATGCGTCAATTACTTCATCAACAGACATATTACCGTCTATTACATTTCCATTATTAATTAAATGACCTGCTATAGCATTATGCTCATTAAGTTGTTTATTTTCTTTAATATCGAATTGTCTACCATAATTAGTAGTTGATAGATTATGTGCGTTAGTACTCAATATATGCTTTTGTGTATCAGCCAATAATTTTTGAGTATTATGTATGAATTTTACAGGGTCACTTGGGTCAAAAGCATCGGGTTGTTGTTCAATAACTAATGGCATTATTACATTTTTAGCATAGTCTACAATGGTATCATGATGAGCCTTGAGTGCTGATAAAGTTTGATTAGCACCTATTTTCCAATGAGATGAAGGTTTATCTTTTCTTTGTTGTATTTTATTTAAACCACTTACTGCTTGCTTCATATCATCTCGTAAGCCCATTACATCTTCTTGAGATAAATTAGGATTTAATAGCATCTCATTAATTGAATCTATAGTTTCTCTAAATCTGTTTTCTTTTTCAGTAGAAAGTTGTGTTCCTCCAAATTGTAATATTTGATGTATACCATCAAGTGTAGTTGTTTTAACTTTAGTAGGTGTATTAGATTTCTCTTTCTTTTCTTGGTGCATACTTTGAACTATATTATTAAGACCGTTTTTTGCCTCTTCTAAATTTATAGGGTCAAAAGCAGTAAAATTATGATTCTCCATATAATAATCATGAAGTTTTTTGTAATCTTCGTTATTTTTATCTTGTTCTAAATTATTAATAAATGTGTTAATTGCTCTTGCATCTTTTGTACCTAGTATTTTACTTACAGAATTAATAAATCTTGTAGTAGGATAGTCTTTCATCTGCATTGTGTTTTTTACATTTGAATATGTCATAGGTTTAGAATCCCAATTCAAATAATCTTTGAGTTCTTGTAATTCTAAACCCGCACTTATTGATAAGTCACCATTTAAAAAATCTTTTAGTTGCCCTATTGCTTTTTTAGGCGGAGTGAAAGGATGGTGAGTTCTGCCTAAAAATGTATTAAAAATATGTGATTTAATTGCTTTTTCGTGCAAACGAGTATCACTTGGATTAGAACCATAATATGTTTCGGGCATAGGGGATATAGTAGGATTATGAGATTTATGACTAGCCATATGTATGTTAGAACTACCTAATTCTTTCTTTTCTTGTGGAGTAGCAGTTCTCATAAAATATTCATATTTAGGATTTAATGAAGACTTGTGTTCTGTATAGTTATTTTTATCACTTAAATTACTACTTTTACTTGTAGCAAAGGGAGAAAAAATATTCACCATAGGATTAGGTAGGTTAGCATAGTCAAATTGCATTTTATCTGCTAAAAATTTACCTATTTCTTTTGTTTCCATAGGTGCAAAATGCATACCTAAAATAGTATTATTAGAATTTGTTTTAAAGAACTGCTTATTTGTCTTGTCCATTTCAAACATCGGTGATGTATTTTTATCGTGAGATGTTGAGTGATTCATCTCCATCCATGTAGCAGGTGCTAAATTCATTCCCGGTAGGTTTGCATATAATTGTTCATAGAATTTACCCGGTCCATAAGTAAATCCGTCTTTATCTGTACGCCAATACTTAGGTTTTTCTTCATCGGGATGAGGACCATGTGGAGAAGTAAAGAATGAGCGATGGTTTCCCATATCTTTTGCTTTTTGTTGGAGTGTACTATTGTTTTTTGCTTCTTCTTCTAACTTTCTTAAAATATCTATATTAATAATAGGTCCATCCATACTTCCATGTATAGGGTGATTTGACATTGGTTGATTGGTATTTGGGTCATAACCTGCTAAAAATAATACATCTTCCATAGAAAGTCTTGGTATTCTAGCCCCTCTTCTTAAATCTATTAAACCATATTCATCTTTAAAATCTTCTTTATGTAAATTTAATGCAGGTAATCTTTCAAATGGTTCTTGTTCTTCACTTATATATTTATTATTTATTTCATCTAAAATATATTGTGATACAGGTTTATCTAAATAATTATTATTATCATGCATTACTTCTGCAACGGAAGATTGAATAAATCTATTTTCACCTTGACTATAATCTTCTTCATTAGATTGTTGTCTGTAATTAGAGTTTCTTCCAAAATGAGCATTAGACCTAATCATAAAATTCATTTCCGGTGTTCTTCTCAATAAATTATTATACGCAATACGAGCAGTAGGAATTTTTTCTCCATTAGGTAATGTAAGTGAAGACTTATCATCTATACCTTCATCTATGTGGTCTTGAATTGAATGTCTTTCTTCGGGAGTAAACCATTCAAGACCATACATGAATCCATCTAAACCTAATTGACCATCTTTACTTGACCACTCTTTGACTTTATCATTAAAGTGCATATCTCTTAATTCATCTTCGGTAATGCTTTCATCTTGAGGATTTTCTTTTCGCCATCTTCTAAAATCTCTTTCATACAAATCGTATTGATGATTACCAACAGTACCGAATGTATTTATATCTCCTAAAATTGGTATAGTCTTTTTACCTAATTTATATCCTGTCACTAATGGACTATTAGCCTCGGTCATTTCTTTAAACCACGCTCGCTCCATATCTTTTTCTTCTTTCCCATAACCACCCGGTCCTAAAGCCCTAAGTATCTCAAACATATTTGGTAAACCACTATGAGAATTTATTTGTCTTAAAGGATGATTCATTTCATGATAAGGAAAATGATGGTCTTTGTATGAAGAAGTAGGTTTAGCCATATATTTAGGAAAAATACTATGACTTCTACCTTCATCTTTAACTAACCCGTTTGCCCATACATGATTAGTAGGTTCACCAAATGTAGGCTTTGAAGCCAACATATACCCTTCACCTTCTTTCAAAGGAATATCTACTTTATATTCTGCTTCTTCATCTTTTTTGAGTATACTTTCAGCAGTATCTTTAAGACTTAAAGATAAATTATCTTTGGGAGATTTTTCTAATGTTTCCCAAGCCATTATGTATTCTGCGGCATTACGAGATAAATCTAAACCATCATGTAATGAGATTAAGAACTCATTTTTAGAAATATTAAATTCATCTTCAAACATTTTTTCACCGCCTATGTAAGCGGTTCAAATTGAGGGCAAGCGTGTATATCCATACCCCTGTTCAAATTGCATCCTTCGGTATTAGTACCGCCGCATTTCCTACAAATGATTGGTAAGCCCGCTTCTCCCGCTTCTCTAAATTGAGAATTAATGTTAGCCTTTTTGATTGCGATAGGCTTCTTCATAGAATCACCTTAATAACCGGACTTATCAAATGACTCTTCTCTTTCTACTCCGCCACCCTCATGAGGGTTCATTCTTTGAGATAGTTTTTCTGTACTAAACGCTTTATCGCCTTTCTTCTTAGGTTTAACATCTTCTGTTTCAATGGTTCTTCCATTAGTAGTGTAGTAGGCATTACGGGTTTGACCGCCGGATTCTGCTACAAAGTGTGGGTTTATATCAGTAATTTTTTCTGCTTTAAATCCGGGTTCTGCTTTAGCCATTTTACCACCGCATCCCATCTTCATGCACCCTGCTTTAGCCATTTTAGAACCACAAGATGGACAATCTTTACACTTACATGGTTTTTCACCACAGTCACACTTGGCTTTTTCTAAAGTATTTAATCTATCATTCATGATTTTTGCTTTTTCAAGCATAAGTGTAGTTTCATAACTTACTTCTTCATATCTTGGCTTCATTGAATCATCTCCTTTTCTTTAGATTTATTTGCTAACTCGTGAATATCATCCCAATCCATATTATGGAACTCTTCATTAGTTTGTGGAATAAATGAATTTTGTCCTTTTAGAATACTATTATCGTTAAGGTCATTTCTAAATGGGTCATTTTGTACATCTTCTGTAAAAGGAGTAGTAGTTTTTACCATACCCATTTTTCTTAGTAATCCTTGTGGATTGTTAAGAAGATTTTTAAGTCGAATATTTTCTTGCTTTAACAATTCAATACTATTATCCATAACTTCCATTTTAGTAATTAAAGCATTTACTAAACGCTCGGAGTTGTCATCAGTCATATTAAAACCTCAATTAGAATAACGACCAAAAGTACCTGCACTACGAGTGAAGTTTGATTTTCTTATACCCGATGTAATAGAACCCGGAAGTCTTTTTCCTTCAATAGAACCTTGTCTTCCTCTTCCTTCTGTAAACTTCATTACAGGTACTCCACCTGCATAAATGTCATTTGGTCCATTCGCTGATGTAGATTTACTAATTACAGTATTCAAGTCATCAGCAAGAAAATCAGCAAGTTTTTGAACTTCTGTCAAATGTTGCTTTGCTACTTCTGCATTGTCGCCTTCAAGAGCCGTTAAAAACCCTTTTTGCGCTATCTCTAATTTACGAGCCATTGGGTGCATTTTCAATAAATCCATCTTCATCCCTAACCATCTCACATAGTCCTATAATAAAAGCGTTTCTTATGCACCTCTAAATCTTCGTGCATTTTGGAGAGCATTAACATTTTGTTGTCCAAGTGATTGAGGCGGTCCTCTTTGTTGTACACTTGTCACAGGCGCACCGCTTCCCGGTGATGTTCTTCTTTGGGGTGCAGCAGGTCCACGGTTGCGTATTCCCATACCTTCACCGCCGGGTTGAGAAGGTGGCATTGGCATTGTACCTTGTGGCATACCCGGTGGCATTCCTCTCATCATTGGTGCGCCACCCATAGGCATTCCACCACCCATAGGCATTCCACCACCCATAGGCATACCCGGTGGCATTCTACCTCCGCCCGGAGGCATACCGCCCGGAGGCATACCGCCCGGAGGTGCGCCTTGTTGTGCTTGAGGTTCGGGTTTACGATATACAAATTTAATATCATTACTTGAATCACCATCAATAAGTTCGGGTACAAATCCGAGTTGAGCCATTCTTTGAGCCACATTCAACTCTTGTTCATCTCGGCGTAGTCTTGTAATTTCATCTTCTTCTTCATTTGGATAAAGAGTTAATTTCCAATCAAATACCCCCATTTGTTTTAAAATCTTAGGAAATAATAATTCTGTATATATTTTTTGTCCAAACTCTACTGCACGATTTGTGACAAGAATTTGTAATCCTTCATTATTTAAACCACCCGATTTACCGTTGTCTACCATAAATATACTCGATACACCATAATATGCGGCAATACGATTTCTTATTTCATCACGAACTGCCATATATTGCATTTCTTCTAATGTGTCCATAAATTTTATCCAATTCACTCCACCTCTTCCTGTAGATGATTCAATACCAACTTTAGGGATATAGTGAGGGTCACGCTCCATTTTTTCATCAACTGATTTCCAAAAAGATTTCATAGATTCAAGGTTATCTGTTGTGACTGATATAATTCCTTTAGGCATTCTTCTCTTTTGATAAGCAGTATACATGTAGTTATCCATAGCAGTAAGTGTCATGGCTTGCCTCCACATTGTATTAACAGGTGAGCGACCATAGAGTTTTGATGGATTATATTTACTTATATGTATGACTTCTCCCTCTACAAAATATTGTGTTTTACCACTACCCGCCATATTCACATAATGTACATCTTGTAAATCACTACCACAAATCTCACATTTATCATCTTCTGCATGAGTCTTTACTTGGTCACGATGGATTAAACATGTCTTATAGCGACCTCCCCTTACACCTCTTTTATCCGCTACTATACGCATAAAGATAGGGTCACCTCTAATTAATTCTTTAACACGATAAAAAGATACTTCTTTAGATTCGGGGTCAATATAATATTCTTTAACAAATATTAAAAATGCATCATCAACAATATTTAAGTCATTTTCAATTTCATGTAAAACATGCATAAACTGTTGTTCCATACTGTTTTCTTGTTTTAATAACCACTTAGCATAAACCATTTCATCTGCATCGGGTTTTCTTACCGGACTTTCACAAATATTACATTGTTGCACTTCATGTTGAAATTCTTCTCCACATTCTGTACATTTTTGATGAAAGGTTTTTTCCCAATAATAACCTCTTCTAAACATTTCTTGACGGAGTTTAGATAATACAGTTCTAAGAATTAGACATTCTGTACTCACTGCATACAAAGCGGGAATAGTAATTCCTTGCGCCATAACAGGTTCTTGAATACCACTTGTCCAAAGTGGCATAGTAGGAGTAGGTGATGACTTACGCTTGAATGGTTTACTTAATGTCGTTAAGAAACGACTTATTCTACTTTCATCATCTGCCATTACAAACTCTCCGCATAACTACCTATTGTATCTGCATCCAAGTTCCATTTACTCAAGAAACTATCGGCCTTTTTCTTATCATCTTTCCAATTATTATAAGTCACAAGTTGATACAATTCATTTTTTCTCATTTTGTCTTTTTCATCTACAAAAGATAATACCGCTTTAGCCTGTAAAGACTTCATCTTTAGATGGGGTAAAATCCCTTTTAGTAATTGTCTTAAATCATTTTTAGATGAGAATATAAGTCTATGTTGGCTTCTTACACTTTTTTTATGTATTCTTTGATTTAGAACTAAACGACCACAACCTAATGCTTTGTGTAGTTCTTCACATTGTAATCTACCTCTATCACCTGTAGCAATAAAAGTTGCTCTTGGTTCGCCTCTTTCAGTAATAAATATACTACCGTCAGCATCAAGAAAACCTGCGGCATAAGCCCAAATATCTTTTATAATTAAACCGTGAGTATCTAACTTAACATAATTACCACGAGAAGAGGCTTTGTAAATATCTACTTCTTCTCCATACATTTTAATTAACATACTTATTTTACTTGGTGTAATAGATTTATGAAGCACCCCAACCCCTCTACGCACTAACTCTCGACTACCTAAAGAACCCGATTTAGTAAGTTCTTCGGAAATAAACTCTAAAGCGTTTTTATCACTTTTAGAGAGTGAATCTATTTGATGTAATGTGTTAGACCACATTTTACGAGCATCTTTTTTTAGTTGTAAAGCATTAGCCCATTCTTTCTGTTCATCAATACCCCAATCTGTATTATCATTTAATACATTTAAAACAGTCATTGATTTAAGATATAATTGACAGGCTTTTTGTAATGATGATGAGCGAGATTCACCAAACTTACGGAGTGCTTTTAGACTCCTATCATTAAGGCCGATGTTTTTTATTACATCTTCTAAACCTTCACTCCAAGATAAATTATTAATTGTAGCATTTACTTCCATCGCTTTTATAGTACGAACATCATCTATAATAGCATCAATACTTTCACGGTTATTTTTATCTACCCTTCGCATTTTTCTACACATACGAATAATAGAATTAGCATCTTTACCATATGTACTTTCTAACCAACCATCACCATTAGGTGCAAAATTATAAGATTTAATATCATCATTAAAGAATATACTTGAAGATTTTACCACAGGTGCTTTATTTACATTAAAATTTGGGTGTTGAGATAAATTCGATAATACACTTTTAGTTAAGTCATCAGCAGGGTGTATACCTAAATCGTACTCATCTCCGAGTAAAGCACTTCCCCACATATTGACCACGAAATTGTCCTATCTATTTAATCTATTCCAAGCGTCATCGAATGCTTTTTTCTTATCATCAGCATCCATAGTCTTAGTAGGTGCTTTTGGAGGTTTGCCTCCAACTGCTATTACTACTACCATGCCTTTCTTTTTCTTTTTATCATCTTTCATTTCTTTCATCTCCTTTACAATTGTAGGTTTACCACCGACTCCTTGCTTCTTTGCTCGCTTTCTTTTAGTAGCGGCTTGCTTTTGTCCTTCGGACATTGAGCCGGAAGTTTTTGGAGTTTTACTTGAAACCTTTACACTTGGTCTGCACTTTGGGTAGCCTTTGCTTGATTTACTTGCTTTACTACGACCACAGGGTGGATGAGAACCATCTTTTTTCTTTCGACTAACATCAACCCACTTTTCTTTAAACCATCGGTTTAAATTTTTAACGATTAAAATATCGTGGCAGGTACATCTATCAGTCATATAATCACCTTACTGCAACCATTTTTTTAATATTTTTTTGTTTATCCATCAATGCATAACAAGGACATTTAGGTGAAGAAGCAGAACATTGATTACCTTCTATCATGCAAACACATGGTGTTTTTTTAGTTCCACCACAACAACATTTATCTTTTTTAAGGTTCATTTTTTCTTCCCCTTTTTCTTAAACTTACCACGGCAGTATTGCACCGCCCATCCGTTTGCATAGGCTGACGGATAAACATCAAACTTTTCCTTAGCCGCCGCTTTTCCGGCAGGGCATAATTTCTTTTGCATATAATCCCAAGCATCTCCCATGCCTGTACAATGTTCACAATTACAACTCATGGTATCACCCAATCATTTTTTCCGTGGTTTCTATGTGGTTTCCCCGTTAGCCATTCATCAAATCCGGGCATTACATCATCGAGTAATACTACTGAACCTTTGAACTCTTTTGTACCCCAATTAGCCAAAGCCAAAGCCATAGCCAAGTCATCGTGAGTACCTACTGATTCTAATTTACCATTCTTTTGCATACCAAATCTGTTTAATTCGGATTCTAACTTATGGGTAAATTCACGACTACGCTCATCTCCATAAGGAGTTTTAATTTGTCCTTGTTCAAACGCCATAAGAAGTGACATAAACATACTTTCTTTTCTTTGGCGTGTTGTCATAAATGTACGAATAGGAATATCCCCTCTCATATCTTGAAGTTCTGCGGCGAACATACGCTGAAAGTTATTTCCTTCAAGTTCAATTAAATCCGGTTGAAACCTGTTATTTAACAGTAAAATATGTTTCTTCTGTGCCGCACCGCCTAAACCTTTCTCGTGAACTATACCTACAATTTGTTTTATATTATCTTCGGGTGGTGTTCTTAATACTAACATAGCCGTGTAGTCTGCGTTTTTATCGGATGCTATTGCAGTGTCCCATCCGATAAAATGTTGTCCAAATACACCTGCCGAATTTCCTTCTTCATCATACTCGGTGTCTGCTCTATCAAGAAGCACTAACTCTTTATCACGAGCCGCCTCAAGAATTGTAGCAGGAAACATACTCGCTACATCGTGGATAGGTTCACAAAGATACTCACGGCTAAATTGTATAGCGGGCATTGATAATCGTCTTTGTTCAAGAGCCTCAAGATTCCATCTTTCCGGCCAAAGAGCCACACCTTCTGCATTAATAGCAGGGTAAGTTTCAACAGTAAAAGTTTCTTTTTGTTCTAATTCAGCGTATAAATCGTTATAACTAAACGGTGTACCTACCATCATAAGTCTTGCCGAGTGGTGCAGTACAGGAAGTAATACACCATAGAACCAATCGGCGGCTCTTTGGAGTTCTCCACCTGTAGTACCCCATAGAATATCATCACATACTACTACATCGGGGTGAAAACCACGAGTAGCACCACCAACCGACTTAGCCATTATACGACTACCATTGGTGAACTCAAAGTAAGACTTAGCCCACGGTCTACCTTGTTCGGGTTTTAAATGTCTAAGTACATCTGCACCTTCTATACTATTACGAATAAATCTCATATGTTCAAGAGTCTGTTCTAAAGAGTGAGAGAAAATCATAATGTGAGTACCGGGGTTAAAAGCCGCTATCCATAAAGCATAGGACATAAAAAGAGTAGATTTACCGTGGTCACGACTCGCTTTAACACAATAATATCTTTGGCTTTTCAAACCTTCATCCCACATTTTATGATGATGACTGTAATGAAAATCAAGTATTTCTGTAAAAAAGAATTTAAATGACTTCTCCGCCATTTTTCTATCCATATCAAGGATAAACTCTTTCATATTCTCGCTCATACTATCAACTCAATTTTAAGAATGTATATGCTGATACCATAGCGATTTGATGTGG